CAGGTTAATGGGCCGAACTGCGTCGAGACGTTAGTCTTCAGGTAGACGTGCAGATCTATGAGCTCTTGAGGGATCGACAGCCGGGACATCTTGAAACGCTCGAAGACAACAGCTTCGCCGTGCTGAGACTGGTCAAAGGCCGTGTAGTCGTTGGCGAGCTTGATGGCGGGGGTCAGGTGCTGCTGGCACCACTCGGCCATATCAAACGGGACACAATTGTCCATTAATCTCAGGGCCCATCCAGAAAGTGAATGCTCTAGAAATGTTTGGGATTTAGTTCAAATTCAAATAAAATATGTTTTAAATGTATAATGATCCCAATCCAAACTGACTTTATGGCTTTTTTTGGGTTTATTGATGCATAATGGATTTGATCTAATTTCCTTTGTTAAGGATATTAACTCATTATTCTGTCCAACACAAGGGCATTGGTCCTAACTCTAACCCCTATGAATCAAACTTTTAATGGTAAAACATGAATATCAATCAAGACAGCTCAAGTTTGCATGTTTCTTGTCTAGGATTGAAATCAAGATACAGAACTAGTTAAACAAGCCATTCGAGAAAAGAATTGACTCATGCAATGTACTGGTGTCCAATTATCCAATATAAAATACTATACTATTGTCAATTAATGTAGTAGAAAATCTTGCATAACCAGATAGAGGCAATAGCCACTACACCCTCCAAGAGTAGGTTGTATTTGCAGGGAAGGGGAAAAACTAGAAATCAAATTCTGATACTGGGGTCTGCCCTGTCTGTACGATTCTCAGAATACAAAGCCACCATTGTAGATTTTGAGAGATGTTCTAAGATTTTGATTCAAGATAATAGTGATAGAGCTCCCACAATGGCAAGTTGGCAACTACAAGAGCACTACTCAAATGCCCAAAGGTCCAACTCCAACTACACTGCTCAAACTAGGTTCATGACATCACGTCAACATTTGGACTTCAGTTTTTTTTTCGCCTATGATTTCACAGAACACAACATCAAATTGTTTGATACTATCATACAGAAACAGAACTAATGACAATGATTGTAGCAGTATATCCATGTACATTCATCATCAGTGCAACAGGCAGCCTTGAAGGTTGTTTTAGTGCATACTAAGAGCAAGTTCTCAAGGCCAGACGTAGAACTGAATTCTGTACCTGGGAATGGGTGTTTGATATTTGTTCACTATTGTTTATGTTCAGGCCTCAAATACTTTATTAAAGACTCCAACGTTATCCAACCACCATGTGATATTTTACTTGAACTTCAAACAGTGCAGCTACAAGCAAAGTTTACAAAGTCCTTCCATTGCTATCCTGTCACTATGAGTGGCAAGAATCAGCTACACATGTTCCCATTAATGTTTACATAACCCCATTGATGAAATTACTTTCTTTGTGTTGGCAACTACAACTGCTAGCATCATCTATCTACGAGGATATAACTTATTGACTTGAATCATTATCTAGGCTAACACTACGAAAAGTAAAAAGTGATTACAAATGTATATACAATTCATATACTTCAGAATCCATAACTTCACTATCTGTTCTGCTTAAATATATTGCCAAGT